TTTTATATAAACATAATCAAGACCTATTGCTTTATCAAAACTATCACGAAAGTCTACGGGAATATAGACATTATATTCGTTATGACAAGCTCGAGACAATTCAGGTCCGTATTTGTTATATATATCTTCGCCATGAAGAGCTAATTCACACATCATACCTTGGCACACTTTAACGAAATCTTGTTCACTACTACCACGTTTGGTCCACAAAGGAGTCTCCAACACTGTGTCCAAAGACAAAGGCGCAACGTAACCTTCTCTTGTCAAACGAAAAGTTCGTTTTAAGAAGGAACAAGATCTCAATTCAACACTCAAACATAAAGGATTTTTCCATTCATCAGTATACTTGTACCCATGATCAAGAAGATACGACGTCAGAGACGGAAGATCAACATTGTCCATAATACTCTTAGGTAGCGTCCAACCATTATCGTCACCATAAACAATCATTCTAAGATGATTGGAAATAGTAGATAGACTCGCAGAAAATGACTGCTTAACAATCTGGGCATGTACATTAGATATACTCCAATACAATAAGATTTGGTTACACAAACTATTAAGTACTGTCGTAAGAAAGTTCCCAGACGGGTTGGAACCAATCCACTGATATGTAATTGACTTACCTTCATATGGGGCAATATGAATGGAATTAACAACATCCTCAAATAACGTACTTCTAATTAAAGAATCCTCAGCGGTCCACTCATCATCATAAAGACTGTAAAAATCATTAATGATATCGAGGACACAATACATGAGCTGAGGAGATAGAGAGCCATCATAGCCGGAATAATCACCAAAAACAGCATTGCTGCCTTGAGAATTGTTAGAACACAGATGGGCATGCAATGCGGTCCATTCAGATATACTATACGGGTTGATACCATAAGCACATCCATTATGTATCTTATTCTCCTTTATAAACTCAACAAATGACCCAAAATATTGGCGTTGCAATATAATATAATCCAAAGGAGCACCACTAAACAATCTTGAAGAACCCGACTGGGATTTAGCAATAGTTACAGTCTCATCTTTAAGATTATCAATAAATCTAAAATCTGGCCGCAATCCAACTCGCAACATATCAAGCTTATCACAAACAATTTTCTCTAACTCAATTGCTTTATCACCCAGCAATGAATAGTTTTGATCATCCCCAAACCAATCCTTTTTCCCACGGAGTTTCCTATTATAAATAAATGGATAACCAGGGGAAGTAGATCTTGGAATGGCTTTAAAGTCAGAACACGGGATACCTAAAACAGCCTCTTCATAAGTCATAGTGCGAGCTACATGTCGCATCTCTGATTTAACCGTGAACATTTTGCTTTTAACAATGTTAACAACAGACTTTAATTGTAATGGATCTATGGCTTTGTGACATAACGAATATTTCCGACGCGCAATAACATTGGGATCTATATTATCACGAGAGTAGAGCATAGCTTGTTTGAGAAGACTAGTTCTACCCCAAATCGGGGGCACAAGAGATCCTATTTTAGATCTTATTATTTGAGACTTTCCTGGAGTAGGAATAGTACGTACTTCATCCAAAGTAACGAACTGCCTACCAATTTGAGCTTCAGCAATAGATGTATCAGGAATATCGCCAATTCCTGCATGTTCACTAACAAATTTAATCAACACATCATCACACAAATCCACTGCGTAACTCAAATTGGATTTGGGATGCCCACATATATGGAGACCAAGAATAAGAGGTTTTCCAGCACGAGGAGTAGCGGACCACAATAATGAACCACAATCACCAACATTATTTTGAATGGGGTACCCAAGCACACCATGACAGGAAACCTTCTCTCCAGCAGCCATGTAATCAATACTATCTAGCCGAGTTGCAATACATGTCAAAACTTGATTAGATTCCCGTTCACGAACGAAAAGAGCCTCTTGTGTTTTAGCCATGAGAAATTGCTTCCTTTCCGCTTCAGACGGAACGAATTTCATAATCGATCTATGCATATGAACAGAAGACGGAAAAACCACCACACAAAGATCTCTATAAGGACCATCATGAGCTTCAACTGTGGAGATATCAAGATCCTTAACAAATACTGTAATACCTCCATCTGGAGCTGAAACTGGATTCAACTGAATGCACAGAGGATTGTCACTTCGGTCAACGTCGTTTAACCACGTCTCAGCAAAATGACAAGGAATCACTGCAACCCTGCCCTGAAGGAAAGTTATAATACCAAATTTAACTCCAGCATCACACTTAATCACTCCATCCACAATCAATGGTTTGGGGTAACTGACAAAATATTGATTACGATTCCTAATATTAGATATAATACTACCATGTTGTGCAGAGATATTAATCTGAGAGACTAAACCCGATTTAATAGATGATTTAATAATTGTTGGATTCTTCTGCCTAGCATCTTTAGTGGATAACACACCAGTTTGCTCCACAACATCACATCTAGTAAACCATACCACTCCACTAATAAATAAGGAGAAGCATGTTAAGGAAACCACCGCTTTGGCTCGAGAATCACTGAGGTAGAATTTAAGCTTTTGCATAGGAGGTTCATCATCAACATCAAATAGTGAGCTATCGTAGGGAGTAGTAGGTGTAGCCTTATCAGAACGTTTAGATATTCCATAATTCATACACGTATCACCAAATCTCATCCTTTTTTCTGAACCAGATCGCATATTATTATACATTAATATACATTGATCCATAAGCTCATAAAAATTAAGGATCGCTCCTGTAGCACGAGCACCAGAGAGAAAATCCCAAGGGATAAACTCCCAAAAGTCAGGATTGTAATCCACACTAGTTAACAAAAGTGAAGATTTAAATCTTCTATCTAAATGGGGAGTTTCTTCAGTATCATTGGTGTACTCAAGTTTCGGAACTAACATATAAGAAATAGGAAATCGACGACTAATAGCAGCAGGACTGCAGATATCACTTCGCGCTTCATTAAGATGAATACGATTAGTAGTTGCATACAAGATATGAGACTTGTACCAAATACGACCCTTGTCTTCCAAAGCTGCACTATTCTGCTGGTATGGAGAAGTATTAACCATACGAATTAACCTCATGAGCTCAGACTGGGCTTCAGGACTTCCACTCTTCATTTGAGCAAAATCATCGAGACTAGTAACAAATTGACCACAATAAGTAGAATGTTCTTGCTCTGGATTAAATTGCCAAATTTCTGAGCTTGGAAACTCACTAAAGGAACTAAGCTTATCTGCAGGTAATAGAGCACCAATTAGGGCATGTAAGAAAGGAGTCGCCATGGAAGATTTACCAACACCTGGGGAACCTCCAATCAAAATACCTAAAGGCTCATATCTAAAACCATTCGGAGAATAATCTATACGACCAACACGAGACATAACCGGCTCCATCATTTTAAGCAGCTTGTGATATTCATCACGCACTGGTTTGTATAATGGGGTTACCTGGACCTTAGAATATGCCTCCTTGACATTAGAGTAGAAAACCTTAAAATTCTCTGCCGTTCTAACATCAACAGACATGGGATCCCATCTATATTCTTCATAAAAGGCCCACTGTTTGTAGAAATCCTCCAATTGAGGTATATTCAAATTGGCTGCGAGCGGATCTCTAACATTCAAAGCACCACTAACATAGGAGGTAAATTTTTTTAACAAAATTTCAAACAACTTTCCTATATGAGTTATACCAGAAGAAACTCGTGAGAAACCTCCAATAGCATTCCAAAAGCAAGCTGAATTATCTTTGCCATTAGACAATGAACGAGTATAATCCCAATTCAACCATATTCCAGAGAATAATGCATGAAACAAAGTTTGCAGAGCAGATTGCTCCTCTGGACCTTGTGAGACCAGATCTAGATCAAAGCCAGATATACAACAGTGCTCGTCCCACAACTGGATGATATTGATAATAATATCATTGAGACCAATAATGGATGCTGAGCCAACAACCGATGAAACCACTATTATCTTAATATAAGATCTCCACTCAGGCTTGTACTGATACAAAGCAAGAATACCAACACTAACTCCAGCAGTAATCTGCCAAGGGGGCAATGAGTCCAAGTGTAAAGCCTTATATATTGACGTAAATATAGGAATATCATGAACAAGATGAACACCTTTAGAATTCACTTCGGACATGGATTCAACTAATTTCTCTAATGACTCACATTGTATATTAACACCATTCTTGGATATCTCAGAAAGAGCGGATTGCGTTTCTGAGAGAGAATTAAAAGAATCAAAAAAACCTTGTGCAATTAAATCGGTTTCCTTTCCTGCAAATGTAAAAGTCAACTCAGAGTATGAGTTGCTCGGAAAAGGATTAGATTTAATTATCGAGAAAGTTTTTGTTGGATGTCGTTTAATATATGGAAGAGCATATTTGTAAAAAGAGGATAGTGATAAACATAAAGAATCACCTGGTATCTTTTTAATCAAACGGCTCTTGACAGTTATTTTGTACGTGACTACCAAAGTTGACCAAACTCTATCAAAATCGGTTGGGTACAAAATATAATTTTTTTTATAATAGTCATCCTCAGAAAAACACTCATCAGAGATACACAAACTATCACTGGAATCGTCCTCACTACGAAGACTTTTCAAAGACGAAAATTTCCTACGCGCAGACGAGTGACCGGAGTGTGCCACCAAACCAGCAGGAGATCTAACCGGTGTGGCGATAGTTGCTCTTCGTATAGCAGCGTGTGGTGGACCTGGCATTCTGCTATTCAAAGGAGTAACATATCTAGACGAATGAACCCTAGTTGGAGTTCTGTGTCTTCTAGTATGTGGAATAGATGTTCTATACTTGCTATAGAGGAACCACTTGGATGCGGATATCCAAAAAAAAACAGGACTCCTTATCCATTGCATAGGATAATAGAGATCCCATATCAAAGTTAAAAAAATTAAAAACTCAGATGCGTTGTTGTGTATTGCAAGCGCCAAATAATCATAATTATCAAGATCATAGGTCTCAAGATAATTAACAAAGAAATGGCGTTGAACACCTTGAACAACAAGATAGAGCAATGTAATGTAAAGACTGCGAGATTGCACTTCTAATTCGGTGTCGATATGAAACAACACCAATATCATTGTGTAAAAAAGGGAACCAATAAAGAAATAGTCTACATGTCTGCCGGGGAGGATAGTTACCTGGTAAGCACCTCGCGATTCTAAGAAGAAGACCGACATAGCCATAAAGAAGAGATAGAGATTATAAACAACCCACGTAACGGGAGTGAACCCAAGCAAATAAGTAACATAAGTTACGGGACCAAGTATAAATGCCACTAAAGCATAGTAACGCCGCCCTTGGGCGGGAAAAATATTGTAAACAATAGAAGCAACGGTTATCAATGCCGTGCGGAGATGGGTTATTATTGGTGTAATCATTTTGTTTAAAAGAGAATTAGGTAATAAAACCCGGGGTTGACTTATTACGCCAAGTATTCCAGGCGGACCACTGTAACGTAGTGAATCAGTATACGCAAAATTTGCCAGCTTTTTAAATTTTTTTGTCAGGCATTTTATATTCCGACGGATTCGCCGGTCCTACATAGTGTAGAATTTAAACAGGCTAAGGTGTAATTTTGGAACACCATATTTAAACAAGCGCAGATTCGCATTTTAAATAAATGGCTACTAAATAGTTACTAAAGAAAACAACGACCTTTTAGAGGCCTCGCGCATGTATCCATTGCTGGATAGAGATCATACACTCGATTTCAATTCACTAAATTTCACACATAAATATAACGATTGAAAGAGATCGCTTAATAAACATAAACATCAACCAACTAATAAAAATATATGATGAAAAGAAAAATGCAAATGAAAATGCTCAACAATTAAAAATACTAATAACAAACAGGTTTGTCCTAAACAAAACTACTAGTTACTCATAAAATTAATTACAGAACTTTACTACATAGAATGTAGCACACAACAATAAACAGACGTCAATACAATACAGTAAAATGACACTAGTCTTACACTGTGGCGTCTTAAAAAACGACTTTATGATATTTGCAAAACACACCCAGGGGAGTTACCCCTG